ACAAATGGTGGATCAATGTACTTTAGCGGTTCAGGAAATTACTTAACAGTTCCTTCTAATACAATATTTAACTTAGGTACCTCGTATACAATTGAATGTTGGCATTATAGAACGGCAAATGCATCAACTGGTTCATATACTGGGGTAATGCACTTAATAACAACCAATGCATACGGGTCAACTGTGACTGGATTTATGTTAACGTATGATGGTGGTAATGTATTCAATTACCGTGATGGTAGCAGTAATATCATAGTCAGTATCTCCAATGCACAAACAGTTATCCCACTCAATACATGGACACATGTTGCAGTTGTTAGAAATGGATCTGGCACTAATAATGTTACTTTATATATTAATGGTGTGTCTTCTGCTACTGGTACAAGTTCTAGCCCACAGACTTCTACTGTAGGGCTGCAAATTGGTGGTGATACTAATAACAATTGCGGGTTTCCGGGTTACATCTCCAACCTACGTGTTGTAACTGGTACTGCCGTTTACACCGGCAACTTTACACCATCAACAGCACCATTAACTGCTGTGACAAACACCAGTTTGTTGTTGAATGCAACCAATATTGGTGTGAGCGACACAACAGGTAAGAATGACCTAGTATTGGTTGGAAACGCTCAAGTTGGTGCCATCAGCAAGTTTGGTTCAGGCGCACTAAGCTTTGATGGTTCTACCAGCTATGCATATATCCCAGGAACTAATCCAAACATGGCATTTGGTACTGGTGATTTTACTATTGACCTGTGGGTTTATCCAACTTCTTTCTCAGTTGAACAAAGTTTATTTGACTTCAGACCTCAAACCACTCAAGGTGCATATGCAACGATTCATACGACCACATCAGGTCAACCTTACTATTATGCTAATTCAGGAACACAAATTACTGGAACAGCAATGACAGTAAATACGTGGTATCACATAGCTGTTTGCCGCGCAAGTGGTGTTACTCGCTTGTTTATCAATGGTGTTCAAACAGGAGCTTCTTACACCGATGCAAATAATTATTTGTCTGCTGCCAACAGACCAGTAATTGGTGTGAGTGGATATGATTTTGCAGCTTCCTCAGCTAAATTTAGTGGTTACATCGACGACTTGCGTATCACCCGAGGCGTGGCTCGTTATACTGTAAACTTCACTGCACCCGCAGCGCAATTGCCTGACAACAGCACTAATGATACCAATTTCAACAACACAGTATTGTTATTACAGGGCAATATCCAAAACGTAACTCGTACTGTGGCCAAAAACAATGTGGTGCTTGACAGCAGTAGTAATGCATTGGCAGTTACAGCGACTGGTTCGCCAACTCAGGGTACATTTAGTCCATTTGGTAATACAGGATGGAGTGGATATTTCAATGGTTCAACAGATTATTTGTCTGCTGCATATTCAAGTTCACTTGCCTTAGACTCATCAACAGCCTTTACGGCAGAGGCTTGGGTTAATCTAATGTCAACAACTAACTGCGATATCTTCTCCATGCGTGATGGTGCTGGTAACGCATCTGGATGGGAATGGACCATTCTTTCATCCATTTCTAACTTTGGTTGGGATGGACCAGGAAGAACAAGCATTGCTGGAACCACAGCAATAGCAATCAACACATGGACACATGTTGCTGTGAGTTATGATGGCACAACTCTACGTTATTTTAAAAATGGCGTACAAGAATCAAGTGCAACATCAATTGTGACGTCGTCGGCTACATCTGCTTCTTTGATCATTGGCCGTGCAAATGGTGGATCTACTAGTCGTTATTTTCCTGGTTATATTAGTAATGCTCGCATTGTCAAAGGTACTGCGGTATATACCAGCAACTTTACTCCAAGTACAGCACCATTAACTGCCATCACAGGCACAAGTTTATTGACACTGCAAGACAGCAGATTCAAAGATAACAGTACAAATGCGTTTTCATTAACTGTGAGTGGAACACCTAGCATACAAGCTATCAGCCCATTCGCAGTAACCACAACATATAGTGCTGCTGTGAATGGTGGATCAATGTATTTTAATGGTTCAACTGATTATCTATCCGCAACTATGACATCTTCATTTGGTACAAGTGCGTTTACTAGTGAATGCTTTGTGTATCTTTTGGGATATGCATCTAATTCGATAGCTATGATGATCGATACTCGTTCAACTGATACGAACGGGTCTGTGTTTTATATTAATACTACTGGCGGTTTATATTTTGGCTCGGGCGCAAATTATAATATATCTTCTGGTCAAACTTTGTCATTAAATAGATGGTACCATATAGCAATAACACGAACAGGTGGTACTACCACATGCTGGCTAAACGGCGTTAGTGTTGCGACCACGTTAGATTCTTCTAGTCTATCTTCAACACAAGTTAGAATAGGAACAAATTATTCTAACGTTTATCCTTTAAACGGTTACATATCCAATGCTCGCATTACCAATGGAACTGCTCTCTATACCGGAACAACTTATACGATTCCCACAGCACCATTGACTGCTGTCACTGGCACCAGTTTGTTATTAAATACCAGCAACATTGGTGTGAGTGATACAAGTGGTAAGAATGATTTGATGTTGAGTGGGGCTGCTCAAGCCTCGGCATTCAGCAAATTTGGTAATGGGTCACTGTTATTTGATGGTGCTGGAGCAGCCACTGGTTACGCAGTTATTACGAATAAGCAAGCTGTAACGCTAGGTACTTCAGACTTCACAATTGAGTGCTGGGTTTACCAAACTGCCAGAAACACCTACAACTTTATCTATAACCGCGCAATAGGTAGTGCAAATAACCAAACAGATGCTGAGTTGCTTGTAACTGCTGCTGGTGCTCTTACGTTTAGTTGGTACACAGGAAGCACGCAGGTTAGCTTGTCCACCAACACGCTAGTACCATTAAATGCTTGGACACACATTGCTGTATGTCGTATTGGTGGCAAAACAACGGCGTTTATAAATGGCGTGGCAGATCCTGTTACATCAACTAATACTGGTGCAAATAATGATACAGCAAGTTTTGGATGGATTGGCAACCAAGCGCCTGCCCCAACTCGTGCGTTCCCTGGATGGATTGATGAATTCAGAATTACGGTTGGTGTAGGCCGTTATACTAACACATTTACTCCACCCACAGCGGCTCTTCCAACTAAAACAAGTTGATTGAGTTATTAAAGGATGGCTGATTTATCAAAATGAATTTTAAATAAAAATTCATTGAGTAAAAGGGACAATGTGTAAATAACAATGTCCCTTTTTATTTGACTTTGAAATCGAAATCCATTGACAAATTATTTAAAATTTGTTAATATGCTTTAATTCAAAATAATTCATTATGATTAATAATTCATTAAAAATAGCAATAATTGACATCATCGGCATCCCTTATGATGGTACCACAGTATTTAACCAAGGTCTAGGTGGCAGCGAGAGTGCAGTCACATTGATGAGCAAAGAATTGGCCAAATTGGAACATTTAGTTACAGTATTCAATAATTGTGACACAGATCATGCCAAACCAGGAATTTATGACGAAGTTAAATACAGACCATTGACTGATCTGGCATTATCAGAAATTGATAATCAGTTTGATGTGGTTGTAAGTTCTAGAACTGTTATTCCGTTTGTAAATCCCAATGACTATGCTAAGTTGGGAGATAATCGCGCTTGGCAATATCAATCAATGAATTTATATGATAGAATACTTGCGACAGCAAAGATGAGAATATTATGGATGCATGATACGTTCTGTTTGGGCGACTCGATAATTGAAGAACTGGCAGTATCGGACCGAATAACCGATATATTTACATTGACTGATTGGCACACCTCATATATTACTAATTGTGATCATGGTCGTCGTAGAAATTTTGAAGTACTTAAACGTAAAATCTTTATCACAAGAAACGGGGCAAATAGTTACATACCGGAAGTTGATATCGCCGCAAAAGAACCCAATCTTTATGTTTACAATGCCAGTGTGACTAAAGGCATGATACCTTTAGTAAAACATATTTGGCCAAGAGTAAAACAACTAATTCCCCAGGCACAATTAAAGATTATTGGAGGATATTACAAATTTAGTCAAAATTCTGAACCTGACCAACAGGAAAAAGATTGGCGAGTGATGGCCAATGATCCCGTCAATGCTCAATTAGGAATCGAATTCACCGGAATTATTCCCCAGAAAGAAATTGCTGATATTTTGGCAAAATCTAGCTTTATGATTTATCCTTGCGCTTTTCCTGAAACATTTGGCATCAGCACACTGGAAAGTCTACTTTATAACACACCTAGCATCACTTGTAGATTTGGTGGGTTGGAGGAAGTGGCACTAGAGGGCGCTTGTTATCTGATAGACTATGCCATTGAACCCAACGGTCTTTTTCCAAATATTGATAGCCCAAGTCAAATTAATAAGTTTGTTGATGTGGTAATTTCTGCACATCATAATAGATATTTGCATCAACAAAAACAATATTATTGTAATATTATTAAACCATATGCTGGTTGGAATACAGTTGCGTTACAGTGGCATCAACAGTTGGTGCATAAAACTGGTGGATATTTGCCTGTAGATCAATATCGTGCTGTTAGCAAGATCAATCAAGCTGTTCACAAAATTTGGAATAGAAGAACACATAATACTGTGGAATTGACTAATTATAGATCTAACATTGAACAACAAATAGTAATTATTAGCCCATTTTATAATTGTTCAAAATATTTAGAATCCTGTATTAGATCAGTTGCGGCACAGGATTATGAAAATTATCATCATGTTCTAATAGATGATTGTTCAACTGACGATTCCTTTGAAACTGCTAGATCAATAATTGAAACATTGCCAAAATCATTGGTTAATAGATTTACATTGGTAAAAAATTCGGAGAGAGTCGGCGCAGTAAAGAATCAAATTTCCACTATTAAAAAAATTATTAATAAGGATGCTATCATAATGCTGTTAGATGGCGATGACTCATTAGTCAATGATAATACTATTTTTGGTTATTATAATGGTGTTTATGATGGTACTACGGAATTTACTTATGGCAGTTGCTGGAGTATGGTAGACAATATACCATTGATCAGCCAACCTTATCCAGAATCAGTCAAGAAAAACAAAACTTATAGACAGCATCATTTTAATTGGATTCTACCCTATACACATCTGCGCACATTCAAAAGATTCCTATTAGATTCGATAGATGAAAATCAATTCAAAGATTCTGATGGAAATTGGTATCGAGCCGGTGGAGACGGTTCAGTGTTCTATGCGGTTATTGAAGAAGCTAATCCAGACAAAGTAAAATGCCTACAGCAAATAGTATATAACTACAATGATATTAACCCATTAAATGATTATAAGGTTAATGGTGAAGAACAAAATCAAACAGCCAAAGATATTATAGGTAAAAATATGACAAAAAAATTAGAAAAATATTCAGTAATTATTCCCACAATGTGGAGAGCTAATGAAGTACTAATTCCATTTTTATACAAACTAGCAGCTTGTGAATCTGTTGGGGAAATCATTATAGTTAATAACGATTCAAACAATACTCCAAATTTGGCCTATGATCCAAAAATTAAATTGTTTAACTTTGATACCAACATTTATGTAAATCCTGCTTGGAATTTTGGCGTCACAATTAGTCAATTTGATAGATTATGTATTGCTAATGATGATATATCTTTTGATACTAGGGTGTTTGAAGTTTTGCAAGATAAACTTTTAGAATCGGCTGGTGTGTTTGGTCTGTGTCCAGGAGATCCCATGTTTAATCAACATCCTGTAACTACAAAAACCATTGACATTATTCCTTGGAGTGGGCAAAATACTCATGGGTTTGGATGTTTGATGTTTATTAACAAACTTAGTTGGAATAAAATACCTGTCGGTTTAGATGTTTATTATGGTGACAATTATATTTTTGATATACAATTGATAAATGGTAAAACCAACTATCTTATTGCCAATATGGATTTTTATACCCCGTTTGCATCCACAACCAGCGATCCAACTATTACTGGTGGGTTTTTAGATAAAGAATCTTTAATTTATCAAGAGATTAAAGCCAATATGAAAAAAACAGTAATAGATAACCCAACTAATGATCAATTAACAGTGCCAGTTGAAAAAATTGACGATGTTAAACCCATCGAATCTACAATAGAGGTCAAAGCACCGGCTATCAAAAAAAGAATTTTAATTGCTATTCCCACGGCAAGAAATATTGAGCCCGATACCTTTAAAAGTATCTATGATTTAATTATTCCAGATGGATGTGTTGCCGACTTTCAATACTTTTTTGGATACAATATTGACCAGATTAGAAATCTAATTGCTGATTGGATAGTCAATGGTTATGATTATTTGTTTAGCGTGGATAGCGATATTAGTTTTAATCCAGACACATTGGAAAAATTATTAAAGCATGATGTTGATGTAGTATCTGGTTTATATATTCAAAGAAAGCCAGGTCAACATATATTAGAAGTTTATGAGCATAATGGGCGTGGTGGGGTTAATAATATACCCTATGAAAAAATAAAAGGCAAGGGGTTACTGGAAATTGCCAGCTGCGGTTTTGGGTGCGTTTTAGTAAAGTC